TTAGATGGCGGGGCCGTATGGGTAAAAAGTGCCGTGATTGAGCGGAATCTGGATGGTGCCCAGCATGTGCTGGTAGACCTCTTTGTCCTGCACCGTCGCAATGTGGAAAGAATAGGAAAATTCCTCTGACTCGTCCGCCAACTCGTCCGTAAGAATGAGAGGGTTGACTGTACCCTGCTCATACATGATCGACGTGCCGGTCAGTTTCCCTTTGCCGTTGAATTTGACGTCCAGCCAAATTTCACCGCCCGTGAATCCCTCCTTGGTGAACCAGCCGGAGGTGTCGTCTCCGGGAGTCTGTCCGATGTACACTCCCTGGAGCATCAGCTTGCCGCGCCGCATCCGGTAGCCGGTTACCTCGGTGTTGTCGTCAGACCAGTCCAGCTCCACCTGCAAATCATAGACGGGAGGCTTGTCGGGAGCCTCCGTCCAGACAATCTCCCCTGACGGTCCCAGAGTCGGAGCGTCCGGGGACTTGTACGCCTCGTCGTCATATTGCAGGGTCAGCATGGGATTGTCCTGCTGCTGGTCCTGATCCAGAGTCTCCTGGCCGGATGCCAGCTGCTGAACCCGGTCCACCATATCCTGGAGGGACAGATGCGCCGGAACGCCGGTATTGAGGCTGGTGGACTTGCCGGCGAGATCGACCGTCACCCCCTGTACGGAGGTAGCCATCTCCAGGTAGTCCCGGCGCGCCCCGGTAATCGCCAGACGGCGACCAACCAGGTTGGCAGGAGAGAGCGCCCGCAGGGAGTTGACGCGGCCCTCCCAGGGCATGGCGCGGGTGATCTCATAATATTCCCGCAGAATGGAAGAGTAGTCGGGCCAATCCGTGGTGGAGGACGGCGGTGTGCCTCCGCCGCTGGAAGGGGGATTGCTGCCGTCATCTCCTCCGGAGTCGCCGGACTTGCTGGCCCGGTAGCGCATGCGGCTCTTGTTGATGGTGCGTCCCTGCCAGCGCAGCCAGTTGTACCAGCGCGTTTTGCCGTCCACCTGTTTGGTGTGCGGGAACAGCATCTCGCACCCCCTGGGAGGCCGGGTGTCCGTGTACAGGTACTGTTTCAGCTCCACGTAGCACCACTTGATTGTCTTGCAGGCCTCGCTCAACTGGCCGCTTACATGCTCATAGGCCTGCGCCGACTCCGCCGTGGAATAATTGCTCATGTCGGTTCCGTCCACGCCGGCCACTACAGATTTTTTGATGGTCCCCAGCTGCAGTCCTGAGACGGATGACAGCTGGGATACCTTGCTGAACCACCATTTTCTGGCGTTTGAATCCGTACCGGACGGCAATTTGACGCCGCGGACCTCGACAATCGGCTTGGTAAAGTCCCAGACGGGAGACTCGCTGCCGACGGGAGCATCATCCTCCGTCGATGTGGAAGACAGCGCTACCTGGGTAGTGACGCATCCCTCCTGGCGCAGGCTGGCCCCCCTGGGCCAGACCTGGGACCGGCAAGCCTGCCGTCCTGCCGTCAGGACGACGCCCACGGCCGGAGGCACCAGATCCGGCCGGGGAGAAAGCGAGATGGCAGAGAGGCAGTCTTGCGCCCGGTCCAGCGTGACTACGGGCAACCCGGCCCCGTCGGCCACCCTGATCACGGGGGAGGAGCCGGAGTAATCGACCCAGCACACCATGCCGGGACGGCCTGCCAGCATTTTGCGGAGCACCCCGGCATACATGTCGCAGCCAAGCGCCGTGTCCCACATCCAGGCGGAGGGGGATACGGTCACCTCAATGCCGACGCCGGAGGGAATAAGCCCGTACTTGCGGGCGTCCTCCAGCGCCCACCGCACCGTGCCGGCAATCTTGATTTTACGCGGGGCGTCCGCGCCGCTGCCGCCGCTGACCTCGGCATAGGCGGATACGCCGCCTCTCAACGTGCCCCCAGGATTGAAACACAAGGCCGCCTCCAGGGGCTGGAGAATATCGCAAGCCTCAATGTTCCAGCGCCAGGCATCGCCGGACTGATCCAGGGAGCACTTGCGGATCGTGCCCTCCAGGATGGTCACGCCATCCCATACCACGCGCACCGGCTCTTTATATAGATAGGGAGCCGTCTCATCCTGCTCCCTGGCCAACTGCTGCCAGGTCGCCCTGGCGGCGGTAAAGTTGCTCCACTCGTACTTGGCTCCCTTAATGGCCCGGTTTGTCAGCTCTACAACTCTCATAGGGGGGATGTGATGATTAACGACCGAATCTGGCGCGGGACTGGAGGGTGGCTACCTCCTGCTCCATTTTTCTCAGCCGGGCGTCGTACAGGGAAGCCTGGGAAGCCGACTGCCGCGCGATAACCAGAAACTGCTGCATGACGTCCAGAATGCGCCCGCTGGTCTCCCCCTGTCCAAACATCTGCCGGGCAAACTCGCCGATCATGGCGTTGTAGCCCTGACCGGTTGCAGGCTGGGGTGCGGGCTGCGGATGAGGCTGCGGAGCCTGCGCACCGGCGCGGATCCGCGTGCGCACCTCATCCTCGGCATCCAGATCGCGGCCCTCCGGGGTGACGCGTCGGGGTCTGGCCGGCTGCGGTCTGGACATGGTCGTCAGGATACGGCCCAGCTCGCCCTGGACCAGTTCCCTGACCAGGGAGACGACGCGCTGCCCGGCGGCATCGTCCGCGTTGATGCGCATGCTCAACGCCTCCAGCTGCTTGACGGTGGCCTCATTGAGGACGCCGTACTTGGCCACGTCCTTGAGAATGGCCACTATTTTGGCGGCCGCTCCATCTTTGGTCAGGCTGGGGGTGATGTCGGCCAGGCTGTCCAGCTTGCCCTTGAACCGGCCAGCTTCCAGATCTTTGCGCTCCAGGGGAGTAAGCAGGTTGCGCTCTCCGGACGCGGCTCTGGAGTAACCCTTGATCATGTCGTCCACCATCCACTTGACCTTGGCTCTCAACTCCCTGGGCAATCCCTTGAGGGCCTCGTCACGCATCCGGGCCAGACGCGCGGAGTCCTGCTCGGACATATAGCCGGCATCGGCCATGTGCTGCCCCTCGGTCAGCAGACGCTTGAGCTGCGGAGTCTCCCGGTCCTTATAGTCCTGACCGGTTGTAAGCTGGTCGTAGTGTTCGCGCCAGCGCTTCTGGACCTTTTTGCGTTGGCTGGCCAGCTCGGCGAGGTCTTTCTGGCGACGTTCGTCGGCGGCCACGGCGCTGGCCTGGTCAGCCTTGGCGGCGACGATTGCCGCCTCCTTGGAGTTGATTTCCTTCTGGTACTGCAGGAGCTGCTGCTGGGTCGTGACGTTGGACTCGTCCAGCTGGAGCTGAGTTTCTTTTTCTTTGAGCTCGTTTATTCTCGTTTTGTCTTTTGTCGATTGAGCGTCTAGTTCTCTTTTTATTTTCCCCAGTTTGACATCAGGATTATCTTGAGCTGATATAATCCCTTTATTAACTAAGTGTTGCTCAATAGCTAGCAATTTGTCTAAAGCATCTTCTTCTTTTTGTTTTTGTTCTCCTATGAGTTTCAGTTGATCAGAATATTGAGTGATCGCGTTTCCGGCAGCTTGCATGCCGTCTGCGTCTCCATGATTTTTAGCTGTAATGTATTTTTGCCGAGCAGTCTCAAACTGTTTTTCTATGTTTTCTCTTCGTTGCTTTTCTTGCGGATCATCTCCTCTCTTTACAATGGCATCAAGGATCTGATAATCATCGCCCGTCATCCCTGCATGAGGTAATTTGGCCGCCTGCTCCTGCTCGGCCTTAATCAGCTGGACCTGCTTGGCAGTCTCGTCGCGGGCCTGGATAGCGGCCTCCAGCATGATCTGCTGGCGGTCCAGACGGGACTTGGCAGCGGATTTGGCCTCGGAGGCGTCCAGGTCAGCCATCAGGGCGGCAGCCGTTTCTTTGCTGATTTCCCCTCTGATCTCGCGGGTCTTGACAATGGTGCGCTGCAGCTCCAGCTCCTTCTGGCGGAGGGCATCCACATGGTCCACCTCCGCCGTGCGGTTGACGGCCAGCTGGCCGATGAGCTGGATGCGCTGGGTGTAAAGGTCGTTGATAGCCGTGATTTTGCGCTGCTCCTCGTCGTAGATGCGCTCGCGTTTGGCATTGGTCAGCGCGTCAGTATAGGCCTGCTCGCGCGCGGCGGCCTCCCTGGCCAGCCGGTCTTTAAGTTCCCGCGCCCGTTTGACGGCGGCCTTGTCTACGCCCTCAATGTATTTTTCCCAGCCGTCCAGGATGGCCTGTCCCCAAGCTACGCCCCGGCCGTAGGCAGCCTCCAGCTCGTTGGGGATGTTGAACGTCGCCTGTACCTTGGCCTTGAGGTCGCCCAGTCCAGCCGCTGCTTTCCTGGCTCCCCGTTCCATTTTGCGCCCGGCTTCCTCTCCTTTGCTTCCTGCCTTGTCCATCTCATCGCCGGTGGCCCTGGCCTCCTGTCCAACCTTGCTGACGGCCTCCTGCACACCCTCTGCAGCATCGCTGGTCTTATCCAGAGCCTCGGCGGACTCCTCAGCGGCATCCGTCACCTCCTCCATATTGTCGGCGGCTGCATTGTCGTCCAGCTCGTCGTTGACCTGCTTGGCCGTCCTGCGGACCTTGTCCAGCACCTTGTTGACCTGATCCAGTCCCCGCGTGTCGGCCTTGGCTTCCACACCTACCTGTACCTTGTAATCCTTGTCTGCCATGGTGATATGATAGTTATTAGTTAAAGTTTATAGATGGTTAAGAAATGTCTCCCGTCAGAGTGAGGGATACCTGCAGGGCGGCCCAGGCCTTGCCCTCCATGCCGGGGAGGCGTATGTCCTCCGGACGGCGGCCCATACTCGGACCGTCCGCGCCGAGATCGTGATCGCTCGTGAGAGGCAAAGGCTGGGCAAGATCCACCGTAGCGTGATAGGATCTGGTCCGGCCCGGACGTCCCCGGAAATAGCAGGACAACCAGGTAACGGCTCCCTCCGGGTGAAGGGTGAGCGTCTCCTGGAGGTCGAGCCCCCAGGCACGGGCGCGTCCGAACGTCGTAAATGCCCGCACCACCGTAAAAGACATCTGCAGGGAGGCGTTGCCCCTTGACGCCTGGTGCATCCAGGGACTGCCGATGACGGACTCGCGCTGGAGCTGGACGGAGGGCTTGACCTCCACCAGCTCCGCCATCACGTCGTCGTACTGGCACAGCACGATATCCCGGAGGCCGTCCGGACGGTAAATGACCGTATCAAGAGACAGATAGTGCATGATTAGTAATGGAATATGAGTGATTAACGATTGGATGCCGTCGTGAAAAACCTGAAAAACTCCACGGCGGCGGGGTCGGTCAGGATAAAAGCCGGGTAGTCCGAGACTGTAAAAATCCTGCGGCCTTTGGTCTCCGCATGGACGGCCTCAACGGTCAAAGATACCGCATCAATCATTGTATAGGCACCATCCTCCGCAAGGGTCAGGACATCTTTTCCCAGCCGGGCCCACACCTGCACCGCCTGCCACGGTTCCGCCAGTCCAACCAGAGCGGCAACGACGGCCTGCATGGCCGGTGCCTGGTCGGCTGGTATCTCGTCCGCTGTGTAGCGGTCTGTCCGGGTGTAACCGTCCGCGTCCTGATAAATGGGCATCAGGGTAAATTCATCCCACTGTCCCGGCTGGGGAAACTGAATCTGTATCTCTGCATTATTCATGATTAGAGAGGTATGTTAATGTCCACAAAATCTGCCGTTTCTTCGGTTTCAATATCGTTTCTTGCCAATGCTTCCAGCGCGTAATAAACGGGATTGATGTTGCCGGGCTGGTAGAGGGTGCGCACCGCAGACCCCGCCTGCATGTACACATCCCCGCTCGCGTTCCCCGGCAAATCAGTAACTATCGAACTAATCCCCAAGCCCGTTTCAAAGGCATTAACGCCGCGCACCGCCGCGATTTTATGCAGCTGCACCGTCTGCCCTCCGCCCGTCAGCAAATAGAGGCTGCCGTACGAAATATATTCGCTCTCGAATTTGTACTGGGTTCGTTGATGATAGATAATTTTATTAACGATTGAAGGTATAGGCTCGTTATGCGTCGCGGGCACAAAACTTGTAGTAGTTTTCACCCTCCACCCTGCCGCCTTGGAAAGAGCGTAAATCTCACGCACCTTGACCACGTAGCCCCCGCGGGTCGCATCCCGTACATTATCAAATGTGATGTCCAGAATTTCGCCGCTGTTGTGGGCCAGATTATTGCCAGGGATAATACTGTACGATCCCTGGGTTAAATCAGATCTTGTCGTTTTGCTGCCTCGTCCGATGCCTATGGTAATTTTGCCTGCGCCGGGTATGCGCCACGGAATGGAGAATCCCGCAAAGTTGGAATAATTATGTTGACCGTTAGGCCCTGTGAAGGGAAAGACAATCGTGCTGTGAGTCCCGGCAGGCACTCTAACCTGCGCATACTGGCCGGGAATGAGAGCGGTAGTTGCCGCCGTCCCTGTCGCCGTAATGCTGCCCGTGTTGAGGTAGGCGTGCTGGGAAAAAATGTCCGTCACTCCGGCCAAGCCTGCGGCATGCAGGCGGTTGACCGCTGCCGTATCCGTCGGCGCTCCCACGGCCAGCGGAATATTCACCCCTCCGTTGGCGTTAATAGCCCCCGCCGCCGTCAGACCTCCGGCCAGCGTCATGTTGCCGGAGGCGTCCACTTGAGGCATGGCCGCCAGGGCGTTAGCCGCCGCCGTCGCGGAGTTGGCCGCGCTGGTGGCAGAGGTTGCGGCATCGGAGGCAGCCGTGGACGCGGCAGCGGCGGACTGGCCAGCCGTCCGCGCCGCAGCCTCGGCGGTCGCGGATGATTGGCGCACATCTCTCCCCAGGCTGTCCAGTTGCCGCGCGGTAGCCAGTTCCACCCCTCCCAGTGTGATGCCGTCGTCATAGTCCACTACTACGGTCATCAGCGGGGCCATCGTGCCGTTCACGGCGGGAGGGTTGGCCACCTCCGTCACCAGGCCGCGCCCAGGGACGGACGGAGTAAGAACGGCGTGCATGCCTAAGGCATAGGGCGTCATCTCCGTCCCCTCGCACACCTGGATGATAATGACATCCCCGCGTTGCAACGTAACGCCCGGCGTAAATTCCCATGTAGCCGTCTGGCCGCTGGAAAGGTTGGACACATAGGCGGAGGTGCCGATCAGGCTGTAAGCGCCGTCCGTCAGACGCCAGACACGCAGGCAATACTGATTCAGGGCCGGGTCGGTGAAAAAATACACGGTGGAAATGCTTTTCAGGCGGCAGCTGTCGGGCAGATGCCCGGCCAGTATCTCGTCTCCCCAAGTGAATGCGTAGCCTCCGACGATGGTCCAGGTGTCGGCGGCGTCTCCGCTGGACAAGGTGGATTGCCCGGTTGCCGCGGCCAATTCCACTCCCGCCTCTTTGAGCGCATCCGGCAGCTGCGCGGCCAGGGCGTCGGCCACCAGTTCGGACCAGTCGGCCAACACCTCTGCGGGCGGCGCGTAATCCGCCGGCAGGATGTCCCGGCGCACGGTTACCCTGATCAGGGAGGAGGTGCGCTGGGAACCATCACCGGCTATGAGGACCACCTCTCCGATCAGGTCGATGCTCGCGGCGCTGCCCATGGCCTCGATCAACTGGGTCGTGTTGACCGACAGGCTCCCGACATAAGCCGGCCCCAGAGCATCATCGACCGGCTCCAGATTGGTGGCGGCCAGCACCAGGGTCTCGTCTCCCAGGGCGGTCTTGACGGCCAGCGCCGGTCTGACGCCGGAGGGAGTCACCGGAGCGCCCTCATCCAGCAGCGTGACGCGCAGGGGAATCTTGTCGCCGCGCACCAGGGACAAGTCGGTGGCCGGGATGCCGCCGGGGAACATGACGGCCATGGTGGCCAGATCAATCAGCAGTTGCATAACAGGTATCAGTGATTAGGCGTAAGAGGTGTTTCCCCGCGGCGGAAAGGACGCCGCCGCGGGGGGAAGACGGGATTATGCTCCCGCGTAGTCCTCGTCAGGGGTCAGCTTGCAGAGCGGATTGTAGATGACGCTGAGCTCGAATTCTGCCAGGGACGGATCGGAGGCAGCCTTGGCCGGGTTGACCAGGCGCAGGCGGCCCTGCATGCAGGCGCTCATGATTCTGGCCCCGTCGCGGTAGGCGTCCGTCCACTCGGTATAGACATAGACGTCGATCTGCGGCGAGCCGGAGCCAAAGACCACCTGCTCCGTGCCCCAGTCCTGGGCAAGGCCAAAGGAGAGCTGCAGGAATTCCGGGGTGATGTAGTTGCTGGCAAACAGGAATTTGCGCTTGGTGGTCAGCTGCAGCTCCTCGGTTTCGTAAGTGCCGCCGTCGTTGGTGCCCTCAATCTCGCCCGTCTTGGTCTCAATCTGAGGGTTGCTGGTGCGTATCCTGCCCATATAGAGCCAGGGGCCGGGGGCTTCCGCTGTCGGGGGGACGGGCAGCCAGTCCGCGGACACGGTCTTGGACGGTTCGTCGCTGCTGATGACGGCTCCGAATTTGGCGATGCTGACCTTGGAGCCGATGATCAGGCCGGGGATAATAAATCTGGACATATCAGTGATTGGTGATGGGTTGATGGTTGGCAGTTACACGCCGACGATGACGGCCAGCCCGGCCGCCTCCAGAGATCTGGCCTGGGAGGCTGTCACTCTGGCGGTAGCGCCGGCACGTCCGTAAGCGCCATTGATGAGCGTGCCCGTTTTGGTCACGCGGACTAACACCAGCGCGTCCTCCTGGGCGGGAGCCTGCGGAGTCGTGCCGGTCGTATCGGTATTGTTGGTTGTATTGGTCTTAGCCATGGTTGTGTGTTGTAGGTGAGGATGGGGAAAAATTAAAAATTGACGGGAGCGTAGAGGATGACGGCCCGGCCCCGGAAGCCGGTCAGCCTGCTTTTAGTCATGTCGTAGTCCTCGACGGAGGCTACGGAGGGAGTGTCGTAGCAGACGCGGTCGACAACCGGATCCCAAAGGCGGACGGCATGCAAAGTCCGCCCCACCATGCCGGACAGGCAACGGAGGGGAGGAACGCCGCCCGGCATTCCGGCATCCCGCGCAAAACAGCTCACGGCCAGCACGGCGTGCATGCGCACCATCGGAGCATTGACGCCCATCTCTAAGAGAGGGACGTAGCCTGCCGGAGTGACGGCGACGCTGCCGGGCCTGCCCATGGCCGCGCGGTTGATGGCGTCGATCTGCTCCTGCTCGTCCCACACGGTAGGGCACACCATCGGAGCCAGGACGTCGTCCTGCTGCAGGTGGGCGATGAGATGCTCGGCGAGTTTGTAGTCTTTATCCATTGTATGGGGATTAGTGAGTTAAGAGTGGAGAGTGGAGTTGCCGTCGGCCTGGGCCAGGAGGCGGTTGAGCACCAGCGTGGCGGCGCGCACGGCATAATCGCGCATCTGATCGCGGGAGGGCATCACCTCCGGATGGGCCGGGATGGTGGCGGACTTGACCAGGGCTCCCAGCGGGGTGACGTCCTGGTAATGGCCGTCCCTGTTGCGACGCTTGCGCTGCCTGACGCGGGCCAGGATGGCGTTGCCGGTATCGACGTCGCCCAGAACCATGACCTCCTCCTCCGGGAGGTGGAGGCTGGCCAGGGAGCGCCGGCGCAGGGGAGAATCCTTAAACGGGATGAGCAGGCTCCTGATGGGACGGCCGGTCACCTCCGACCTGCGGCCGGTGGGGCGGACAGTGCCGCCCAGCCATTGCAGGCGCACGCCTGTGTGGGTGATGTCGATGGTGGCCTTGTTGTCCCGGATGACGGGAGGGTTGACGCTCTGCTTGGCCTTGCCCCAGAATCCCTGGGACTGGGTGCGGTCGATCATGGCTTGAAAGCTGTCCCTCACCGCCTGGCGGGCGGCCCTGGCCACATCGGCCACCATCTCCGCGCGGATGGCGGGAGCCAGAGGGAGCCGTTGGAGGCCAATCACATCGACGTGTAACCTGATCATGAGTTGACAAGGGTTAAGGGTTGGGGCATAAGGGGGACATGAACGGAATGGACGGCAAGATCGGCAAGCGCGAGATGGCGCTGTGGCTGCAGTACCTGCGCGATCCCGGCCGATATGGAGAGCAGGATTCTCCCGCACCGCGCAAGCTGCGATGGACAGAGCTGACCCAGTATCAGCGCCGGGCTGTTGAGCGCGGCGAGCATGTGCCCTGCTGGTGCGGTACGGACCGGCCGGCTAATGGTCATGGCAACGGCCGCCAGAACCGGCGCAAGTGCCGCAAGGGCTGATCTGTTATTACTTCTCGCTGACATAGACGTAAGTGGGTGTGCCGTCCCTCCCCCGGACGATTTTGTTGACCTGGTGGCGCGCGGCCTGCAGGAACAGGACTTCCGACTCATTGGTGTGGGGATGTTTGTCGGTCTTGTTGACAAGACGCCTTTGCTCCTGGAGGGCGCGGACGACGGCGTCGATGCGGTGGCCGGACCGGTAATCCTCGTTGACCAGGATGACCCGCTCGTTACCCGGTTTGCCGCTGCCGGCAAACCGCTGCGCCGTCTCCTCCGTGCGTGACCAGCTGTCCACCATCTTGGTGGGGAGCGCCTGGTAGCCGTCGCGCCTGATGCGGGACAGGAACCTGTCAACATCATTGGGGGGTATCGACATGCCGCGATAGAGCGCGCCGCTCTCCTTGACGTCGGTGGGCTGGATCCGGGTGACCGCGTTGTACAGGGCGTCCCACTCTTCCTGAGTGGCGTAGCCCTGGACGCCGCGCTGCGCCCGGTCAAACTGGCGCTGATCCTCAACGAATTTAACCATCGCTCTGGCCTGGGTGTCCGGGATGACGGGAGGACGCTGCCCGCAGATAACCTTGCCCGCCTCGCTCCAATGCACCGGACGGGTGCCGTTGGGGTCGGTGTAGTAGACGCGGTCTCCTTCCACCTCCACGCAGTCCTCCAGCGCATTGACAAATGCCTGCTGCAGGTCGCCGTCCATCCTGGCAATGGACGCCTCCAGGCTGGCGTTGAGCGACTCGCCGTCAGCTCCCTCCAGCGTCGCCTCCGGAATCGTGAGGCCGTGGCGTCGAGCTTCCTCGTAGTCGACCGGATCCACCCCCATGCCGCTGTTAAAATCAAAGGGAGGGTAATCCAGATCAAACCGGCTGAGCTTGCGCCAGATGGGCGAGGTCAGCAGCGCGATGTGGGAGCCGTCGGTAGCCACGCCCTCGTAGTTGACGGCGGCCGCCGCCTCCCTCCAGCGGGCGTCCCAGTCCCTGGGCTGGCGGCTGTAGCGGATACGCACCAGGCGCTGGGCGGGATAGGCCAGCGACCCCAGCATGGAGTCCCGGTAGGCCCGTTCCCGGACCATGGCGACGTTGGTGTCCAGGATGAGACGCTGGCGGGAGTCGGAGTTGAGGTCCTGGATAGTACCCTCCGTGCCCGGCTCCGGCTGGTAGCCGGTGGCGCGCAGCATCGCGCGGACCTCGCGCAGAGCGTCCGCCTCGGACAGGTTGCCGTCCACAATCCCCTGGCAGCGGTCGCGGAATCCCTGCACGCGGGCATAGCATCCCTCCCTGGCCGTCCAATAGGAGCGCTCCCGGATGTCCGGATCCACGCCGTCCCAGTCCGCCGACGACATGCCGGCAGCAGGAACCGTGATTTTGGCTCGCATGTAATCCGAGGGAGAGGGCATTGCTGAGTGGGAAGGGCTGAGTTACTGTTACCTCCCCCGCCGGGGGGAAGGAAATAATCCGGGCGCTCCGGAACCGTAGGCGGGACGCGGTCCCTGGACATAGGGACGCTTGCCGGGAGGCACGGGCATGCGGCCGTCCGGACCGATCACCCGGTGGGTGCCGGCCCGGACCGCCTCCAGACGCTCGCGGGCGGAAGTCGCGGCCTTGTCGCGGGACTCACTGACTGCCACGGCAAACCGCTTGAGCAGCCGCCAGGCAATCATGTCCAGAGCCTCCGGCCTGAGGGTGCGGGGGATGGTGTCCCCCGTGAGGTCCATCACATTGGCGGGGTTGGCAGCGATGGCCTCGCGCACGGAGGCCGTCACGTCCTGGATGATGCCGTCAACAACAGAACCGTCCGTATCGGCGGCCGTGATGGCATCCAGCTCGGCTTGGTCGATAACCTCCGGGAGCATATCCGCCGTCAAGGTGATCCAGTGATTCATGGCAGGCAACGGTTAATAGTCAGGAGACGGGTTGCTCGTCCGGGGCCTCCGGGGCGGCATCGTCCAGGTGCAGGATCATCTCGACGATGGCGTCGCACATGCCGATGGCCTCGGCCGCCTTGCGCAGGTCGAGCATCTCGTAGGGTTTGGTCCGGGCCAGGATGCCGCTGATCACGCCTCCGGCGATGATGGATGTGATGTGCTGTCTGGGCGACAGGCCGAGCCGCTCGGCAGTCAGGATGGCGAGGGGAGGCTGCTCTCCGGAGACGCTGTCGTCATGGACGTTGGAAGTCAGACCATGCAGGTCATCATACTCGTGACTGGTCATGTTGGGGCCGGGATCGTCCCCTGCCTCTCCGGAGACGCTGTCGTCATGGACGTTGGAGGTCAGACCATGCAGGTCATCGTACTCGTGACTGGTCATGTTGGGGCCGGGATCGTCCCCTGCCTCCCCGGAGTCGCTGTCGCCCATGGGGCAGTCAGTGGCGGGCTCTACGGCTGGTTGATTGGCGGGATTGGCTGCAGGCTCCGATGCGGATGCCTCGGCAGCGGTGTCCTCCACGGTCGGCGTGGCCTTGTCCTGATCAGGAGTGGAGGTGTCCATCTCCTGGGCGGGTTTGTTGGTCCTGGTTGATTTTTTGGCTGTCATCTTGATGTCTTGATAAAAAGTTGATTGTTAAGAGAGGGAGGGAGCGTGGAGGCGGGAGCATTTCAACTCCCGGCTCTCCACACTCCGTCCTGCATCAGGCGATCTGCATGCGCATCATGGCCGACGGAGCGGCGAACACGACCTTGTGATGGCCGCGCACGCGCAGCCATTCCGTGGAAATGTCTTCGTCGCGGTAGGTCTCCACCGTGCTGTACATGTCGTCGCCGGCGAGGTTGAGCGTCTTGAGCGCGGATATGTCGTCCAGGGACGGATTGTCGTCGGCGTAAAACAGATAGATGTTGCTGCCCACGATATTGACGTTGTCCACTTCCGCGCCTCCCGTGCCTCCGGGATTGTAGGAGGCAATGGTGCGCATGACCCTGACCGGCGGGATGTCGTCGCCCTGCAGGCCGATGAGCTCCAGCAGCGTCTCCGGCGTGAGGACCTTGCGGCCCATCTCGCCCATCATGGTCTGGACTTCCGTGTTGGCCTGAATGTCCGCCCAGACGTCGCGCGTGGTCAGGATGCGGTTGGGATAGACGCCGTTGTTGACGGCGAATTTGTTGATGAGGCTGGTCAGGATGCTGACCACGGGCTTGGTGCGGTCGCTCCATTTGTTGGCCTCCGTGATGCCGTCCACCGACGTGATGCCGGGGATGACCGAATTCGCGTAGTCAAACACCTCCTTATTGTGGGAGATGAGCATGCGGCGGGCCAGCGCGCGGGTTTTGGCCTGGCGCAGGCTGGTGCGGTAAACTTCCGCGTCAACCGCTCCGAGCAGCTCGCGGTCGTCAATGCCGATCTTGAGGGCGTGTTCCTCCAGCATCACCGGGACGTCCTCGCCGCGGATGTCGATAGTGCGGGGGGAGTCGTACATGGGCCTGCGGGTGTCCGAGGCGGCAAAAGCGTCCTGGCGCAGGTAGCGCTTGTAGGTGGTCAGCAGGCCGGGGGCCTTGACGCCCGGAGCCAGGAAGCGTGCCGGGTCGTGGGTCTGGGTGCCGTACCAGCCGATGATGTAGTTGGTCAGCGGCAGGTTGACGGCGTAGGTTGCGGATGTACTCATGCTATGTAGTCGTTAAGAGGTAAGAGTTAATGGTCAGGATTTGTCGGACGCGGCCGCCGGTGTGGCTGCCGGCCTGGCGACGAGGATGGCGTCATGGAGGCAGCCTCCCTGGCCGCTGGTGTTGGGGGCTACGGATTTGGCCACGACGACCTCGCCGGCCGCGCCGGTGGCCGCCTTGACGGTAGAGTCGGCGCAGGCCACCAGGTCAGTGCCGTCCTCGATGGCGCCGGGAGTGGCGTTGAGGCGGACCTGGACAATGCCCGGATGGCTCATGCGGACCAGATCGCCGCCGTTGCCGTCGGCTCCGTCGCGCCCGTCAGGGTTGCTGACAACGCCGTCCGGGATATCCGAGGCGGAGGTCAGCAGAGACATGGTTTTGCCGTCGGCGGATGCCTTGACCAGCTTTCCCTCGCTCTTGTCGGTGCCGGTGGCGCCCGACGCCCAGAGACGGCGTTCTACGGGTGTTTGCTTGATAATCATTTTAATTAGAGTGGAGTGTTGAGATTGGAGTTACTTGCGGCGCGCGGAGGTGAATTCCTCCGCTGCCCGTGACCAGGCGCGGTCGTACTCGCCAGGGGTGAGCTGGCGGCCGTGTCTGACGATCTCGGCGTCCACGGCCTGGCGGCAGTGGGTCACCAGGTCGACGTCGGATTGCGGCACCTTGACGGCCTTGCCCTCCGGCGTGCGGTGGATAACCACCCCGGCGGGAGTGACGTCGCGGTCCATGCGCCGGCCGCCCTGGTTGCTGTGCAGCTGGCGCGTGAGGGGAGCCCTGCTGTGGGCCTGGGTGCCTCCGTTGGACTCTGCTGCCTGCTGCTTGAGGAGGTCAAAGTCGGTCTTGAGGTCGGTGACGTACTTGAGGATGTCGTCTCCGGTGGCCGTGTCGGGCAGGCCGCATACCCCGGCGATTTTGTTGACGAGGCCCAGCCAGCCCTCGTCGTCCGAGTTGCAGCTGGTTTCGTCCTTTTGGTCGGTGTCGTTGTTGGCGCTGGTTTCGTCTTTCTTTCCCTCCTCTGTGGTGGCAGGAGGGGGATTGTCGTTGTTGGCGTTGATTTCTTGCTGCTTCTTTCCCTCATCTTCGAGGGCGGGATTGCCCTCGGAGTGCAGGATCCGTTGTGTTGCTGTGTTTGTACTCATGGTTGTGGATTGGAGGATGGATGCGCTGCGGCTGTGGACGACCACGTCGCCCGCGGCGGATTGGAGGATGATACCCGGCTGGGCCTCATGGTCCGGGTTGTTGGTGACGGCCAGGCCGGACAGGCGCGTGGGGCTGTAGCCGTTGTGGTAGACGCGTTTGTAGTCGGCCAGCTTGTACTCGGTGCTGAATGCCCAGTACTTGCCCTGGTTGAGGTCGTGGTGGGCATCCTTGACCCAGGAGATGTAGGCGGCCTGGTAGAGACGGCCGCCGACCCATCCGTAGTCCAGCGCCCTGCACCAGCCCAGGGCCGGGTTGTCGCCGGTGGTGCGCAGATGCAGGTGGTCGTTGTTGACCTGGATGCCGTTGCCGCCGTTGATGGCCGGGTCGTAGGCCTCGCAGATGGCCTGCAGAGCTTCCTTGTCGATGACCTCGTCCACGTCCCAGCGCTTGGCAGGCGGGATGGAGGTGTCGGGCACCGGGACGGTGTAGGTGCCGGCCGGCTCAATGAGGAACCAGCCTGATTGAGGGACCTGTCCAATGGGGTATGGAGCGCAGGCGTCCGGGTCGAATTCCGGGATGCCGCGGGCGATGTATCTGTCTCGGTAGTTGCTCATGCGTGGGATGGGGCTGAATTTGCGCCGTGCAGGGGTCGTGCAGGGCCGGATGTGGCCAGAGACGGGTCAACGGCCGCCGCGCGGCGTCTCCCCTCGTCACGGGCCTCCTGGAGGCGTCGGGCAATCTGGAGGGCGGTGGAGACGATCTCCTCCTCTCCGGGGACCTGCAGCGCATCCTTGAGACGGGCCTGCTCATCCGGGGAGAGGGGAAGCAGCTCCAGCGTGACCCGTTCCAGGCGCTCGTCGATGTCTTGCAGGCGGTGGGCGACCACCTCCTCCAGGCGGCGGCGCGCCGGCTCCCAGAGCGTGGTGCCTCGGTGGAGGGCCAGTGTCGTGATGGCGTCGCGGCGGCGGGAGTTAAGCGTGTAGGGCGTCTCCTGGGATCGTTTGCCGCCATTCTCCATGGCCCGCTGCTCCGGCGCGTAGCCGGCGGTCCTGATGGCGTAGAGCTCGGAGGAGGAGACTCCGGCGGTCACCTGCCAGCCGGTGCGCTCGCTGACCTCGGCGTCGTCGATGTCGTAGCCGGCGGCGCGCAGGGCGGCGGCGTTGGCGATTTCTTTCTCCGGCGTGGTCTTGTCTACGCAGGAGAGCGTAAAATTCACCAGGTGAGGCTGGCCGGGGTGGTACTCGTCGAGCACCCGGTTGACCAGCTGGGCCGTCAGCACGGAGGCAATATGGTCGGCCTCGCCGGCCGCCCAGGCCTTAAAGCCGTCAGCCTGGGCGTTGCCGGCCAGGGTGCCGGAGCCGGACTCGGTCATGACTGTGAGCTTGCCGGCGGTGGTCAGCATGGCGATCTCCTCGGTGGCTACCTTGTAACGGCGGTCAAACAGGTCGACGCTCGTCTGGGATATCGGGATGGACTTGATATCGGAGTCGTGGTCGATGACGCCGGTGGCCGCCGAGTAGCACATGGCCGACATCTTGATGTACTCCTGACGCAGCTCCTCGGAGCAGTCAGGAGGAAGCACAAAAAATGCCGGCGGCGTACCCAGCCTCTCCAAGAACACGTCCCACTGGGCCAGCGTCGTGCTACGGTTAAGCACCAGCATCTGGGCGGGCATGTCGATGGGCCGGGGATGCAGGCGCAGGATGAGGTCCTCCAGAGGCACGGGCAACGGCTCCCCCCGGTAGCGGCTAAACTGGGCATTCGGGTTGTATCCCCAGGGTCCACGGTAACCGTCGCGGCACATCAGCCAGTTGTCGACGGGCAGCAGATGCAGGCCATCGCCGTCGGCGTAGGGCTGCAGGAATTTGTAATGGCGGCGGGACGCCTGGGACAGGGCGGTGATGGCCTCGTCCATGTTAACGATGGCGTTGCACAGGTCGGTAATGGTGCGCTGCTGGCTCTCGGCCAGCAGGCTGTCGCGGTCGTCCAGGTCCGGCTTGACCGTGATAGACCAGTCGTACTTGCTCAGAGCGTCGTCCCGCTTGGTAATACAGGTCATCAGCATGGCGTCGTAGCGCTCCATCTGTTCCCAGATCCACTGCTGCTCGGCATAGGCTCCCAGCTGGCAGTCCTGCAGGCAGCGCCGTATGGTATCCACGCTCAGGTAGTCCAGCGGGCACACGCGCTCAATCTGGCGGCGGCGTACCTTGTCCAGCTCGGCCAGGGCGAGTGCGGCAAACATGGCCGGCTTGCTGTCCTGGGATGCCTTGTCCGGCGCGGTAAGCGCCCGCTGCACGCCCTCTGCATGGGACCTGCGGTGGAGGATGTAGTTGTAAAGTCGCTTGATCATGAGTTACGCTGCTGACGGTAGATGGTTGAGGGAGGGACGGCCGCCAAAGAGCGAGCCGTGGGAGCGGCCGCCAAACAGGCCCACGCCCTTGATGATGCGACCGTTGCCTGGAGCCGGGAGATGGTGCTGTACGTGGCCGTCGGCGGCGCGCAGGGCCAGAGCCAGGGCCGTGCACCGGTCGGAGTGGCCCTCCCTGGTGTGCGGAGCCTCATAGGTATAGTCCGTGCCCCGGAAAATCTGCTGCATGGCGTGCAGGTCCTCGCGCACCTCCACGTCAATCGGGATGCGGACGCGGGTCGGAGCCTCAAAGGCCTGACGCAGGCGGGGGAAGATGAGACGCTTAAAGGCCGGCGTAAAGGTGCAGAGCTCGATCCGGCCAAACTCGTGACTCTCCGGATGCCAGCGCTTGAATTCCTTGACCAGGACATCGCCCATACCGATGCCCACGCCCGTGTAGTCGTAGCACACCCGGCGCGCCGCCTTGATGCGGTGGCGCAGCACCTCCATCTGGTCCGGCACGGACATGTTGCGCAGCACCAGCACCTCGCGGGTGACCAGCACGTCACCCACCCGCTCCAATGTCCAGCAGACCGTCGGGTCGTTGGAGCGGCCAAAGTCGATGCCCAGGCGCAGGTCCAGCTTGCCTCCCAGGTAAATGGCCGGGTCGCAGGAGACCGTGGCGCTGGCGGACTCCGCCGTAGCGATCAGGTCGTAGGGCAGCAGCACGTTGGAGCTGTCCAGGAATTCGCACATGTACTCCTGCGCCCAGCCGATGGGGTCGTCCAGGGATTCTCTTAACTCGTCAATGTCGATGGGCAGTCCGTCCTCCACGGCCTTGGCAATCGTCACCACATGGCAGGACCAGTGCTGCTTGCGGCCCTCCACGGGTTGGAGCAAATTGTCGGAGATGATCTTGTATGTCCTGGCGCCGCGGCCCGTCTTGCCGTTGGGCGTGGTGATGAGCCGGACTTTTTTCTCGCCGCCCCGGAGGGGATTGGTGATGGAGGGGAGGACCGCACGCCACGTCGCATCAGGATCCTCGAAAAACGCGAATTCCGTCAAAACGAGATTGGCGCTAAAGCCTCGCACGGTATCGGGCCTGCCGGGCACGGCCAAGATGCGGGAGCCGTTGGCAAATGTGATGGAGCCGGACTTGAGCAGGGTGTTGGGGCCGTCCTGTCGTTCGATTTCCTCGGCGGCCAGGGCAAGGGAAAAAGCCTCGGCCCACTCCTTACACTTGGCCAGCGATTCCATGGCCTGGCGCTCGGACGGGGCCGCGATCATCCAGGTGGTCTTGGCCCGCAGCATCGCATCCCTTACCGCCTCCGCCGCCGTAGAAAAATCCTTGCCGGACTGGCGGGACCAGATGCCGGCCTTAAAGCGGCTCTCGTCCGCCACCCACCGTGCCTGGTAAGGCAGCAGCAGCTCCAGCGGCGTTGTGATCAGGGAAGACATGAAGGGGAGTGGGTGAGTTACTGTCTAACAGCCGAAGATGCTGCGCATCCTGGCGTCGCGCTCCTCCGGGGTGAGGGTTGATTGCGTGACCTGTCTGGCGGCGTCTGCCTGGGCGGCCTTGGCCTCCAGCATCTTGAGGCGGCGCTTGTCCTGCTCCAGCTGCTCTGCCTTGAGGATGAGGTTGACCAGGATGCTCAGCGCCTTGGGATCGCAGGACGGGGAGGCGGCCAGGTCCAGGGCGGCGGAGCGGATGGCCCTCATGGTGGCTTCGTCCACTCCGTCCACGGAGATCTTGTTGAGTTCCTCGGCCGTCTTGTTTTGCCGGGCCAGACGCGCCGGCAGGATCTGGGAGTGGTAGTAGCGGCGGATGGCCTCCTGGCTCAGTGTCACACCGTCCTCGGCCAGGCGTTCCTGGACATCTTTGTAAGACGCGCCGGAAAACAACATAGCGTCCACGTCATCCTTGATGATGGGGGGCAACTGGGAGCCGATCACACTGTCTGGTCTGGGTTTGCGGAGCATGGCGGTTAACGGCGGTAAATGATGTAGTTGATGAACCCAATCAATATTAAGGCGGCGATGCTTACGATGGCGTCGGTGATGGTCATATCTGGGTAAGCTGGACGCGGCCGGCGTCGGTGATGGCGTACTTGCGCTCGCCGGTGATAAGGCAGGTGGTGGACGTGATCAGGCGCAGGGCCTCCAGTTCCCGGATGGCCAGGTCGATATCGGCAGTACCTGGGCTTGGAGACATGTCCAGGGAGACCTCGGCCCGGAGAGCAGACACGCGCTGGGTATAGGCAGCGGGCAGTCGGTCGAGGACCTGCAGGATGGTGATCTTGATGTTGGCGCGGGTGGTCATAAGGACTTGCGGGTTTTGAGGATGTCAATCATGAGTTTAAGGGTGCCGGACATCTCGTTGAGCTTGATGGTGATACTGTTGAGGCGCTTGTGCATGTCGTCGGTGGTCTTGGCGTGGAGGGCCTTGAGCTCCGCCACCTCCTCACGGGTCGCGTACTTGTCCTCCATCAAGAAGCGCTGGGGATCGTCGGATTGCTGCGGAGCCTTGCGGCCCTTGACCACCCACCATGTCCCGGACGAGCCGAGAGCAACGCCGAGGATGGTGCCTACTGCCTCCGGCGAGATGCCTGCGGCGGCGTCTGCTATCAGGTTGAGCATCATGATTGGAGCAGTTGGGCCAGCGTGGCGGACCCGGTGGTGTAGGCGTGATGGAGGGTGGCCGTGGACAGCTCGCCCAGCTGGACATGTCCGGGGTCGTAAATGGACTTGAAATCCCCTCCCCATACCAGCCCCAGCTTATGGGCCAGGGCCGCCACGGGCTTGTAGATGGAATTCGCTCCCTCGCTGGGCGTCCATACGTCCTTGCCGTCGACAAACAGGCAGACGTCACCCGCAATTCCGAAGTTGTGCATGCTCTGCCCTCCCTTGGCTCTGGTTACTCTGGGCCTCTTGCCGTAGAGCCTGTCCTGCTCCTCATACGTGCGGATGCCGCAGATGAGCTTCCAGTCGGCCAGGCCTCGCAGGGCCGTCATCATCTGGCGCACCTTGAGCGCGGCCAGGGGTTGGAGGGTAAGCAGGTTGTCCTCCGTGCGCTTGTCCAGCCGGCCGTAGCGGGTCTGGAGCTGTTGATGGCTCTCGCGCCACTGGGCCGCCGCCTCGCGGGTCAGCGGGCCTGTCAGGCCGTCAAGCCGACCCCGATAAAAACCGGCGAATTTCAGGGAGCGCTGCCAGGACAGCGTGTCGGATTGTAATGCTGCGTAAATCATGATAGCTGACAGTTAAGAGTTGCTCACTTGGAGGTGGCTTGTACTACCGGAGCCACAACTGCCTCCGGGGCGGCCTGTGACCAGAGCAGCTTGTGCTCCGTGCGGTCCACTACCAGAGAGGTGCCTCCACGGATGACTATCACCTGCCCGTCGCTCAGGCTGACGCTGGCGGCCACAGGGTCTGCGTCCGTACTGCAGGATCCGCCCAGCAGGAGCATCAAGGCTCCCAGGACGACCATCAGGCGGGAGGTCCCGGATAAGGGTGAGGAGGAGCCGGAGCTGGGGGGGATGGACGACGGATCCTGATCAGGATCCTGGCTCCGGTCCTCCACGGGGGATGTGGCGTCCTCCCCGGTAACAGGCGATGGAGAGAGGACGCCGGCCGGCACTGCGGACTGGCCGCTCTGGCCATCCTGTCCGGTAAGTTGGATCGTGCCACGGCTTATAAAGCCCAGCAGGGTATTGACCGCAGTAAGGGCGGTTGTAAATTCGATGGGATTGTTGGCCAGCCAATCACGCACGGAGGGCAGTAGCATGGAGGCGAGGGCGGCCAGGTTGGTCCACAGGACATAGGACAGATACCAGGGCGTCTTGGTGGTGACGGTGTTCCCGGCTCCACCCGGAGCCGGGATCTCGTCATGCGCACCAGTAGTATTATCAACAGGAGATGGAGTGTTGCTCATGGGGGCACCTTAGCCCACATGATGCCCTGTCTCTATTGCGCTTGTTGCTTATAATTTATTTGTTGCAAATTAGTTATAAAAATTAAAGGTCGTCTGCAACAGACGTGCCTGGCTGACGGCCCGAGCCTGGACGGAGACAGCCAGGGACTCTACCTGACGACGGTAGAGCAGCAGCTTGCGCCCTTGCGGGTTGGGCCGCCATGCGATGAGCTGGCCCAGGCGCACCATGCGCCTTACTGTCTGAGGGGAGGTGCTCAGCAACTCCGCCGCCTCCGCTACCGTGCAGCGGGGACCGGCGGACCATTGTTTGATTGTCACGTCGTCCATGCCTCAACCTTACCACAATTTTTTGCCGTCTCTAATGTATGACACACCCCCCTGCAGAGTATCTGCAGGGGGGTGCACGAAAGATCAGTCCAGCAGAACCAGAACGAGCCGGTCGGATGCTATACTACTCTTGGCGGTCCCGTTATTAACGGCCAACCACCTTGGCAATTACGGCGACGATCAGTGCAATAACGATACTCGATATCCCCACCTCCCATAGATCCAGTAATGCTGAGGGGCTAAAGAGGGATATCAGTATGACCCCCACAGCCGGGAAGGCGCAAAATATAGCCAATACATTGAGAGCAGTGTTGGATTCGTCCTGCTTTTTATGGTGCTCCGGGATGATAAGGGGACGTGTGTCTTGTTTGGTCGGTGATTGAGATAGCCTGCGGAGTAATACATCAGACAATGGTATCCATTGGTCACCGCCTACAGGATAGACCAACGTTGTAGCCAGGATGTGTCTTGATTGATACATGGCTACCAAGCTTTCAGCAGGGACAGGACCGTGGACCTGTTCCCCTACAGCATAATAATATTGCTTATCGGTATTCATTGATTATTAGGCTTCTTGTTGTAGTTGTATTCTGTTTCATCTTCGGCGCCCCTTGAACTGCAATCATTTTGTATAGATAACGTATTTGTCACTAATGTTTTATCTTCATCAACCTCTTCTTCTAAGTATTCCAAGGCTCCTCTTAAGGTCTTTTTTGCAAATAACAACCTTCCTTCCAGTCTATGGATTCTTTGAGTATAGATGGCAGTTTCTATGTCGGATGTGTCTTCTACCCCCCAAAGCCATCCCATGCTAACACCTAGAGCTTGAGCCATTCTCCCTAGTTCTGCAGCACCTGGAGAGCGTCCTTTTTCTGGGTTGAGGTATTCTGATATTGCCCCTTGAGCAATATTTGACATATATGCTAAATCGCTCTGGCTAAGATTTTTGTCAACCAATTTTGCGCGCAGTCTGCTTACGAATAATCTGTTTACAGTTTTTCCTCTTGCCATAATTCCGATTTTGTATAATCTGTTTTTAGACACCGCCTCATAAATGCGGCCATAAAACAGACATTAGCAAAAACCAATGCAAACACAAGAAGACATCTCGCTACAGTGGCTCCTTAGCAGGGGGTATACGCCAACGGAAGCAGCAGAAATGCTGGGTGTGACAGCTAGTCATCTCCGCCGAGTGCTAAAGGGCTCCCCGGACAGGGGACAATCGTTAAAAAAACGCATCTGCACCTTGCCGCGTAAGAAATTAACTGCCCTACGGAGGACCAAGTAACGATGCTACGGACCGTCGTCAAACTCATTGCCGCCATAGCGGTTATATCCCTGGCATTCCTGGGGATGGTCAAGGTGGGCGGCTGGTACCTTGATGCCGAGGAGCAACAGGTGCGCGACGGCGTCAAGGACCCACGCACGGCCATCCTGCCCGTGATAGATAGATAATACGATGATGGACGATACCCCTGTTGATATGGACGCACCCATGACCGATGAGGAGTGGTCTATTTGGCGTGCTGCGTGGAGTGTACCGGAGGTGCGCCGCCGGTGTGGCATAGATCACTACGAGCCTCTGACTTACGAGGAGATTGGTCAATACATGGGCGTGTCCGATAAGACCGTCTGGGCTATCCAGGACATGGCCATGCTCAAGATCAAGGTGGCCCTCAACCGCTACATCATCCAACAGGAGATCAACAGACAACAACACTCTACCAATCAATCATGAGCAATTACTTATCCATACCGCCCGAGACGCGAGTGGCGCTGGACGTCAGCGAGGCCAACCGCCTGCACCGGTATGCCCAGGCTCAGGCCGAGATGGCGGCATGCGCCGGGCGCAATGCCGTGACAGTAGGACTCAAGCTGGGCAAGCTGCTGACCGAGCTTAAGGCCGCGACTCCCCGTGGAGAGTGGGGGCAATTGTTTATAGGGCGGAAAAATCCAAATTACGCACATGTGCGTAATTTGGCCGTATCAAATGTAAATCACGGTTTACATTTTGAATTTAGCCAAGATACAGCCAACCGCTATGTGCGCTGTTATAAAGCGGCTAAGGCCAGGCTCTCTGCCACCGAATCCGCCCAGCTGGACGCCACTCTGAATGACCGGACGGCTCCGTCAACTCCCCCGGAACTGGTAGCCAAGGCCACCGACGGAGCCGAAACACCCCGGCAAATGATGCTCAACCTGGGCGTGATTGCCACCCGCAAGCGGACAACGCACGACCGGGTCAAGCCCCTGGGCTTTACCGGCTCCGGCAACCCTGACGGGGCGCAGGCCCTCACCCCGATGGATAAGCTGGCCAATGACCTGGCCGCCCTCAACCTCCCCCCGGATGAACTGGAGCGCCGCCGGCATCAGGCCGAGCAGGACGCAGCCTGCCTCCTCAAACAGCTGGGAACCTTTATCGACCAGGGCTACGTCCACCTGCTGCGCCTCCAGGAGCGCGAGCTTTTTGCCGATTCCCTGGCCGCTTACGCCCGCAAGGTATCCGATGCCGACGTGCAGAGCGTCAGGGCCACGATGGATGGCATAGTCAACGGTACAACAACCCTTTAAGATAATGGACTTTAATATCACCATGGACGATCTGCCGCTGGTGGAGCGGGACAGAGTGCTGGCCCTCTATGCGGCCTGCAAGCGCATCAGGGAGGCCAGCGTGTGCCGAGGCAACAAGATGAGAGCCATTGGCGAGGCGGCGGCCTTGTGCGGAATATCCGCCGTGAGCATGCGCCGCTGGTATGACATCTGGAGCGCCGCCAACGAGGATCCACTCTCCCTGGTGGACCGCCGCTACCGTAAAATACAGGCGCGCAGCCGCGTCACCCTCAGCAAATTCCTTGCCTACTGGCACGGCCTCTGCACCCGGTGCCAGCGCAACGGAGGCATCCCCACGGCCCGCCAGCTCCTGCTCAAGACCTGGACGGAGAGGCGCGACACCATCCCCGGCTATGAGGACTGGCCGGGCTGGCCGCGCGTCCCCTCCGGCTGGAGCCTGCGCAACCTGCAGAGGCTCGCTCCCCAATCTCTGGAGACGGTGGCGCTCAAGCAGGGCATCCGGGCCGCCGCGCCCCAGCTGGCGCAGGTACTGGCCACCCGCGAAGGGCTCTGGCTGGGAAGTCATTTCCTCTTTGACGACGTCTGGCTTGACTTGATGGTGCTTTCCGGGCGGGACAAAGGGCAGCCCCTGCAGCTGGGCGTGCTGGAGTACCTTACGGGCAAGCGTGTGGCGTGGGGGCAAAAGATACGCCGCCGCGACGAGGAAACCGGCAGGATGATTCACCTTAACCAGCGGGATATGCGCAGCATCCTGGCCCTGTGGGGAGCTACCGTCGGGTACTCGCCCAAGGGGACGACGCTCGTCGTCGAAAACGGAACGGCGGCTATCAGCAAGGAGCTGGAAGAACTGCTCTACCATGCCAGCGGCGGCCTGATCAAGGTGGACCGCTCCGGCATCGGAGGCGTGCGCCAGACGCTCAAGCAGGGCCACAGCGGCCGGGGCGTGGGCAACCCGCGCCACAAGGCGGCGCTGGAAAGCTACCACAACCTGCAGCACAACCGTATCAGCCATCTGCCGGGAGCCACCGGCCACGACCGCACGCCCCCGGAAACCCTGCACGGGCTGGTACGCGCCGAGGAGCAGCTCATCAAGGCGATGGACAAGCTGCCCGCGAATAAAGCCGGTCAACTCAAGCACTACATGCTGACCATGGACGAGCTGAGCCGCGAGTTGACCAAGATAGTCAGCGACATCAACACGCGCACCGACCACAGGTTGGAGGGCTGGGAGCGATGCGGGTTCATGGTCGAGGAGCTGCGCCTCTCGGCTTCCGCCTCCTGGACACCGTCCTCCGAGGTGGAGCCGTCCATGGCCGCCCAGATCATCCGCACCGCCTGCGAAACCGGGGCCGACCTGGTGCGCCGGCGCCGGATGAGCCCCTCCGAGGCATGGGCCTGCGAGGAGGCCAAACCGGGCAACAGGCTCATCAAGCTGCCCCCCTGGTGCATCTGCCAGATCCTGGGCACGGACATGGCCCGCCCCATCAAGGTGGCCAGCGCCTACATCCGGATGCGCGACAAAACCATCCGTGATGAAGACCTGATTTACGAGGCCCGCGTGGCGACTCCTGACGGAGCCGTCCGGGTTCTGGCCCACGGCACGTACCAGGGTTACGTCAACCCCTACGATGACAATCAGCTCTTTGTGTGCGGGCAGGACGGCCGCGTCATCGGTACGGCCTCCCTCGTGCAGAGGGTCTGCACGGCGGATACGCACGCCGTGGAGCAGGCCATGGGCAAGGCTGCCGGGTATCGGGAGCAGCAGCTGGAATATGCCCGCATCATCGGAGCCAATACCGAGGCGGATATCGTCCGCAAGCGCGAGCACAATAGGCGCCTGATGGGGGGCAAGCCGGTGACGGCAGCCGAGTATGCCCAGGCATACCGTATTACGGCGAGTCCGCAGGACAAGAGAGCCGCTGCCCAGGCGGCAAAACAGGCGGCAGCCAACCTGCCAGGCGTCAATCTTCTTCCCCCAAACGGAGGAGAGTGCAAGGAAGAAAAAACCAGCAATCTCCCCAAGGTAAGATTTTTACAATAACAATCAATACAACAATATGGACGACACTATCAACATCAACAACAGCGATCTGAGCCGCTATCTGGACACGTTGCCGGATACCGACTACCGCCAAGGCGTCAAGGACATGCTGACCGACCTTGTCAACCACGCCGTCACCAACGGCTGGACGCTGCGGCATCTTGCCCAGCGCATCAATGTAGGACCCACCACCATGCACCGGCTGCTCAAGGGGATCTATACCGCACCCGCCAAGCCGCACCTGGACAAGCTGGACGACTTGTGCGGGATGCTGGCCCTGCGCCGAGCCAACGCCGGCAGGCAGGTCTATGTGCCCACCCAGCTGGGCCGCTACATCCAGCAGGTAGCACAGCTAACCCACGTCAATCAGTACGCCTCCATGCTTGTGGGCAAGACCCAGTGGGGCAAGACTACCGCCCTGGAGGAGTACGTCCGCCAGCACCCCGGCACGGCGGTGATGGTGCGCTGCCCGGTGACCACCAGTCCCAGCCGGGTTCTCTACCGCATTGCCGCTACCATGGGGGTGTCCACCTCCGGCAAGGTGGACGAGGTCATCAGCCGCGTCTGCAATGCCTTGAGCTCCGAGCATCTGCTCATCGTCGATGAGATCCACCAGGCCCTGGAGTGTGACAAGATGGGCCGCAAGTGCGTGGAGCAGCTGCGCGAGATCTACGACTCCACCAAGTGTGGCTTGCTGCTGGTGGGCACCCCCGTGCTGGCCGATACTCTGCACAGCAACGTCCGCTGGCGCGGCATGCTGGAGCAGACCTCCAAGCGCTCCGCCGCCAAGATTTTTCGCCTCCCGGAGGATATCAGGACGGAGGATATCAGAGCTTTGTGGACCAGCTACGGCTATCCGGACCCGGACCGCGCGATGCTCTCCCAGTTGCGGGAGCTGGCCAACAACAGCGGGTTTGGGCTGACCACCAAGCGCATGCAGGCCGGTCTGACTGCCGCCCGTAACGCCGGCGTGCCGGTCACCTGGGACTATTACCTAGCGGCGGAGGCTAAGCTACACGAGATGGAGCAAGGGTTGTTGCAGGAGCAAGTTTAACTACTAATTATCAGCACTAACCATAATCACCATGCGCAAGAAGACCATTAAATACACCATCGTTGACCTGGGAGGAACCCGATATGTGGTCCTCCGCCTGGCTGACCTCGACGCCCTCATCACCACGCATCACAGCCTTTCTCTGGAACTTATCCCGGTATTGAGCGAGGCGCAGTGGGAACGGCACCGTCAGCTGCTTTACATCACCCAGCATATCCATGTTGAACGGGTCAGCCATTGCAAGGTGGCCCTCCTGACCAAGACGGACTATGACTCCCTCAATCTGGCCATATCCCATCTGCACGCCCTGCTGGGCAATATCCGCCTGGCCAGCATCACCGTCGGCCCCACCGAGTCCGACCAGCCTGACTCAACTTCCAACCAATAACACCACCATCATGTACAGCACCAACACTAACAATCAACAGGACAGGGGGGGCAAGCCCCCAATGTCAAACCGGCCCCCAAGGGAGGCCATTATATCATCCATATTGAGGATGTTATCACGGACACGGGCAAGCAAGGGCTGTCTATTTACAACGAGACCCTCCGAGATGCCGACCACGAGACGCCGGCATCACGTGTCGACACGCTACTCAAGACAGTCATTGCCAGCAACACGAACGCTATCGGCGAAGTAATGGCCGATGCCATCAATCGCAACCGGGAGGGCCAACAATGAAAGATCTGTTTACCGCCACACCTGCGGAGCGTGAGATCATTGAACGCATCGCCAAGAGGGCTGCAGATATCATGCGCAGATTCATCTCGCCAGATCGTCGGATGGGTGAGGATGACATCATGATGTATCTGGAGGCCTGCCATTGCAACGGCTGCCCCCTGCGGCTGGAGGATATGGCATCAGGTGACCATTTCAGCCTGATGCACGATATTTACGGTATCAGCTCTCACATTAACACAGCCACGGGAGAGCTGGATAAGCGTTTCCTGCCTCGCTTTTTTGATGCTTCCAAAGAGGACCGCCGTCATGAATGAGGACATCTACTGCTATTACCACCGGCACGCGCGCCTGGAGATCATCCAGCGCCATGGGCAGACCTATGCGGTCTGCCCGGAGTGCCGAAGAATCATGACCGAGGGTATCCGCTCAGAGCTGAACCGCGCCAATCACGGCAATCATCTTTCCTCTGATGACCTGGTACACAAGCTGATCAACAGAGCCGAGCCTGTTAATCCCATCCCTCCCGTCTACATCTACATTGACCAGTCATGACCTACGATCCCAATACACTGGCCTATCTCATCGGCCTGCAACTCTCCCGGTTCCCCGGAGCCTGTGACCACTGGGAAGTCTGCGACCCCCGCTGGCCGGGCATGATCGCCATCCGGCTGGAGCAGCTCGGACAGTACTACGTCCCTGTAGATGGAGAGCGATTTCTGGAGTGGCTCAGCGCCACGCCAGACCTTACCTGGCAGCATGTCGTAAACATGCTGGCCAAAAAGAGAAAACAACTCAACAAGAGATATACACACAATGGACAATGAGAAATATACATGCCCGCACTGCGGCAAGCTCAGACCCGTCGATCCGTCAACTTTTAAGGTTGGAGATGTGGTCTACGTCAATCAGACCTGTATGACCAGCAGCAGGTCTGCCGGACGAACCAGAATATCACTCAGATCAGCCGGATATGATGGGGTTATTGAGGATATATTGTCAGGTGATAAGGCGGTGGTCCGGAGAGGCCTCAAGGGACACGGCAAACAATACACCGTGGCTCTTGCCGATCTTACTCCGGACGATGCTCCTGGGGCGCTCACTTACGTCCTGCTGGGGCAGTGCCAATGTAACCAACAACCAACTACAGACTGCAATGGGTAAAATACGCACAACCACTAAAGCAACCGACCAGCAGGTTATTAAGGACAAGGCTGAATTTTGTCAGACCCTGGACGACATCGCCCGCAAGGGCGTCGAGCTGGATACCTTGCAGGCCGCCAAGGAGGCCGCCATGCAGCAAGTGCTCACGGATCACGACCCCAAAATCAGCGAGCTGACCAGGGAGATTGACCGGCTCACCAAACTGGCCGAGCAATGGGCCTCCCCCCGCAGGGACGAGCTGTTTGCCAGGGGCCGTAAATCCGGCACCACCGCCCTGACTACCTACGGCTACCGCCTGGGGCAGCCCTCCCTCAAGCCCGCCAAGGGCTGGACGTGGGACAAGATTGTCGCCCTGCTCAAGACTACGCGCCGCAAGGCGTACCTGGTCACCAAGGTGACTCCTGACAAGGATGCGATCCGCCAGCATGTCAAGCCTCACAAGCTCGCCAAGCTGGGGTTGGAGATCAAACAGGTGGAGACTTTTTACGTAGAGAGGAGTACCAGGGATGACTAAGATTGAGGTTAAAGACTATGGATTCCAGACCCTGCTGACTATCTGGACGGGCACTGTTAGAGGAGGAGCAGCCATTCTTGTCTATCTGACTCCCAAGCAGCGGCAACAACTGATCAAGGCTCTACAAAATCCCGGTCATGATCAATAAGCCACTTACCAAGCGACAGATCGCCGTACTGTCCATTATGGCCGGCAAGGCTTACAAGCGTATCCAGTCCCAGGGCTGCCCCCTCCCGTCTCTGACTGATTGGAGGCACGACGAGGTCTGGGCTGCCACAGGAGTCACCGAGTCACTGACCAAAGCCACCCAGGAGCACTACATGCCTATCTATAATAGGCTGGCATCCTATCTTGGCTGTGCGCCTGTCAAGGATCGTACCTGGTCGGAGATGGACAAGGCCATCCACAATCTGCGGGATGCCATGCAGCGCTATGAGATAACTCCGGACTATCTGGCCGAGATTGTGCGCGACCAGCTGCATCTGCCTTGCACGGGCAGGAACGTGTACCAGGCATTGCGCAACTGGGCCGCCGAGGAACACGTCCGGCACCTGATGTACACCGTCATCAACCGGGGACGGGCGGAGGCTCGCAAGATGGCCGCTGAAACCGGGCAGGAGACCTATGAGCCGCACGCTGATCCGTGCACCATGCCGCCCGGCAAGCTGGCTGATCATGTCGGGGCTGTACGTATTGTTCCCACTCCTGGTCCTCATAAACCCACCGCGCGGGGATTCCGTAGTAATATATGGATGCCAGATCAGGAGGTGCAGCCATGA